GCAGGTTTTTGTAGTATTGAACCTTTGCCAGCACACGAGCCCGCTTTTCCTGGTCGTTCGAAGAGTCATAGATTATCACCTTGAAGTGATAAGGTTCACCGCCGTATTCGTACCATTCGGCGACCCTGACTTCTTCATAAACGCTCCGCAAAGCCGTTTCAACGGCGTACTTTGTTCCCTTGTAGCGGTGCACCTGAATGCATTCCCGGATAGTGTTCCGCTTGCTTTCAAGGTCGCCTTCGTAATCATACCAGGGTACGTTCAAGTCGTAAGCCAGCGCGTCAAGAACGGGTTCGTCCAGCTTGTCTATTGCCGGATAAATAAGCGCCTTGTCCGAAAGCTCCCGGTTTTTCGCAAGCTGTTCCGCGATGATTTTTCCCAGCGCCGCAAATCCCACGTCCTTTTTCAGAACAGGAGGCAAAAGCCTAAAAATATCGTTCTTATTCATCTTCATAGCCCCCTGCGCTGACAGTCTTTGTTCCAAGCTTTGCGGCCTCGGTCTTTCCAACCGCCGTATACGCCGGAGAATTCACCACAACGCGCTTCACCCCTGTATTCATGATATACTGGATAAGACGTGACGGGTCGATGTCCCGCCCGATTTTTGCAGTCTGCCAAACAATGTAATTTTCGACCGCCGTATTTACCACGTCCGCAGCCTCCGAAAGACTGAGCGACCCGCCGCTCTCAACATAGTAGGTAAGCGCGATGTCAAATGATACCGCCGTCGGCGCTGAAACTGTCACGTGGTCTGTCAGCGGCCGTATTTTCTCGTCGTTCAGCGCCGCCGAAACGATATCCAGCACCGACTTTTCCGGGAATACCCCGCCTTTCAGCAGTACCCGGATATCCACCTCGCCTGCAGACGGTGAAACCGCTGCCACGTCCTCCACAAGCGCACTTGCAGATTTTGCGTGATAGATGTACGCACCCGATGGACCGGCTGTAGAGTAGCTTTCGACGCTTTCCCGCATTCTCTCATAAAATCCGGAGTCCGTTTCCCGGTCAGAGCCTCCACCAGAGTCCCCGATATTCTCCACCGCTGAAAAATACGGAAAAATATCTACGCAGCTCTTTATCTGACCTGCAAGATAGCCATTGCCGACCGTCCCGGGAATATCGCACACCGCGCGTACCGAGCCGCTCGTTTCCCCGGCGGGGATAACGATATCGGAAACCGTTGAGAACGTCACCGAGCCGTCGGCAGTCGCCCGCGTACCGGCGGGAATAATGACCCCGGATTCCTGCGCCGCCGAAATCGTGAATTTCAGCACGCATTCAGCCGGCACCGCTTCCAGCCGCTCCACACCCCGGAAAATCTCCGAAAGTGAGTCCAGATATTCTCCCCGTGCGAACCTCGGCACATTCATTTTCGCCGAATCATTGATAAGCGCACGCTCCTGCGATATAACTGTCGCAATATAATTCAAAAGCAGCCTTACCGGGTCGGCGGGATACAGCGTTCGCCCTGACTCTGTTTCAAACCCGGAAATCATCTCTGAAAGAATAGCAGAAGCGTCAGGATCAACAAATGCCACGTCCGGGAAAGTTCTCTCGTCACTCATTTATCTCCACCTCCACTATCGGGTTAATAACGCCGCTTTCAGCGCTTTCCTCAAAAACGATGTCAACGAGTTCCGCTCTTGACTCATATTCCTCCAGCGCGTCCGCAATAGCCTGATACAGCAGCGTTTCCGCAACAGGCTGCGGCTTGTGCAGATAGCACGTATCAAGTCCCATATCACGCGCCAGCGGAACGTCGTATTTCGCGGTTGAAAGCAGCACACGCACGTTCTGAATTATCTCCTCTTCCACGCTTTCCGGCTTTACAGAAAGCGCTCCAGGGTCGTCCCCGCGTATTATAGTTTTCAAAGCAGCCTCCTACCTTTTTGCATATTCCTTGAGCGTGATTTTCGAGGTTATACTCAGCATCTGTCCGCGGTTGCTGATATGCTCGACCGTATTTGACACCTTGGTGATAAGCCACTTGTTTTTCCCAAAATGTGTTTTTCCGATGACAAGCCGCACCGGAACGCCATTGCGGCAAATGTTGTTAAGCTTGTACATTGATTTCCGGGGATTTATCCCGAGAAACGCCGAAAGCTTTATCGTGAAAGAAACTTCCTCGTTCTCCGGTCCCTGATATTCAACAAGCGGCCGCCCGTTTATTCTGTTGTGCACCGTGGTTCGCGCCCCCACTGAATAGGACATTCCGGAAAAAGTAAGTATCTTATCGTCGCCGACCTCAAAAACGATGTCACCCAGACTTCCAATAGCCATTTAAACGCCTCCGATTATGTACCCGCAGCCCTCGCCATTTGACGGGATAAGGCAGACGACCACCTGACCGATATAAGGCAGCCAGCCGTAAACGTTGATGTCAGCCTTGTGCCCGTCCGATGACAGCGTCCCCAAAATATTGTCCGGCTCGGCATTGTCATAGTGTTCCCCGCGCCCTAGCGTCCGGGGCACTGACGCGTATGTTTCCGTGACTGACCATTTCTTGTTGCCCGTGGTGATATCAGCCGTTATAAGCGGGGAATTCCGCAGAACCACAAGTTCCCCGGAAACCATATCGCCCATGCCGCTGAATACGACCCGCGCCGTCCGCGCAGGAACGTTCACGCTGGATACCTTTCCGACCCTGATATCACTCATTGTATCCCTCCAGGCATTTCCGCAGCGTAAGCTCCGTTGTGTACCCGCTGCCAACGGAGTGCGCCGCCGTCTTTATCATGTACTTTCCGTCAAAAGCGCCCCAGCCGGATATTGTAACTGTCGCCCCGGCAGCAAGCCCCGCGTCCCCGATTATCTTAAGCGAAGCCGAAAAGCGGTCCTTGTTCTTGGCCTTGAGTCGCTTCATCGCAAGCTTTCGAGCCTCCTCGCGGCTGTCAACGCGTTCGCTTATTTCGAGCACTTCACCTGTTCCCGGGTTGTCAATTCTCGGCGTGTAGGTGTATTCTATCACGTTTCCCGCAGTGTCCGTCCAGCTGACGTGGCAGGAGCTGTATGCCTTGTCCGATGAGCCGTCCGAAAAGCTGTATGAAAGCACGTTTCCCTTGTCCGGCGAAAACTCCCGGATAGCCGGTTTTTTCTCAAATTCGTCCTCGTCGAAAATAACGAGCGCCCCGGCGGTGACTTTCAGCGACATTCCCGCGTCAACGCATATCCGCTGCAAGAACGCAATGTCGCTCTCATTGCTCTGCTCCTTCCTGCTGTAAACCGGGTCGTAGTCCCCGGAAAAGAAGCTTTTAAGACCCCCGGCGGCAGCTATCTGTGAAGCAATAGCAGAAAGCCGGATATTTTCCCAGCTTTTATTTTTCTTCACCGCCCTGACTGATGAGCCGGCAGGCAGCGATGTTGCCTTTAAAGTGATTTTCGACGGCGGACCATCAGCCTTGATGGTGTCTATCGTAAATTCACCGCAGTCCAGCACCCGACGTTCTCCGTCCTTCTCCCAGTCTTTCTGAATGATGGAAACTGCAAGAGAAGCGCCCTGCAAGCCGTTCGCCGAAACCGTCCCGACACTCGCCCCGACACCGGAAGCCTTTCCCGTGCCGTTTTTCTCAAGGTCGGCGGCGTGGACTGCAGCCGTGATAACGCCGTTGATACCAATAACGATGCGGTCAGGATTTATAGCGCCTATCTCGATAACGGTAAATCCATCGTAGCTATAGACCCAAGCCTGTAAAGCCCCACCGCCATATGCCTTTGCGCCGCTCTTTACCTTAACAGGGTCGCCCGCCGAAAGCCCCGAACCTCCGGAACGTCCCGCTCCAGCATTGCCTGAAACCGCGCTTTTCGAAGAAACCGCCGGGTTCAGCCAGTTTTTCAGCCATACGCCTTCGCGGTCATCAATTGTAAGGGAAAGGTCGTCCGTTTTCCCCTCCTGCTCGTCCGAGTAGGAAAGCGAAAGCAGATACTTTCCCATATTCACCGAAATATCCGAACCATTTATCTTAACAGATACACTGACCCGTCGTGCTCGTTCTGTAAGCGTTGTGTCCCAGTTTGCCCCGCTCATATCGCTCCTCTTTTCCACGGCGGCAAGAGTTCATCGGCGGGAGCAGTATACTCCGGCACGATAAGCTTCACACCCGCGCCGAAAATCACCGTGTCCGCATATTCAATATTAGCCTCGATAAGCCGCCCCATAAGCTTTTCCGACCCCAAAGTTTTCAGCGCAATAATATCCCAGGTATCGCCCTGAATGGTTATGTAGCTGTCCATTTTACCCCCACGCTTTCAACCATCATCTTTTCCAGAAACCACTTTTTTATTTTGCCGATTTCTTCAATCTCACGCTCGGCTAGTTCGATATCGTCGCCTATCGGTTTCAGCATATCCACCACCCGCGCCTGTTCTTTCAAATCGCTGTAGAATGGCAGGGTATAGAAGTCGAAAAGCTCTATTTGGATATTAATATTGCTCCCGATGTACCTGCAGAAAAATTCATCAGCCGTATATTCAAGCGCTTCCTTGAGATACCACGGAATGACCGGAACAGTCGGGATAACCGCCGCGTATTTCCCCGGAAGTTCCCCGGCGCTTTCCGTGATATGCCACTTCTCTGCGGAATTTTTCGCGCAGGCAGAAACCTGTATGTAAACCGTCCGTGCGGGATAAATAGCGCCGCTCCTGCAGCGCTCCACCCTCGCTATCTCCGGCAGCCTTACCCATCTGTACCAGCCGTTCATAACAAGTCCTCCAGTGAGATCTGCTTTCCCCGTCCCGGCTTTGCGGTTTTAGCAAACGCCGCAAACGTCTTCCGAACCGCTTCAAGCTCCGCAGCCGTCTGCTCATCGCACGCGACCATCTCGGATATCATTCCGCATATCTTCTCATCGAGCGCCGCGCGTTCCCGCCTGTGTTGCAGCAGATCTTTCGTGACCTGCACAATGTCGATGGGCGGCGGTGGCTCGTAGGTATCAACATACCGCGGGATATTCAGATTATAGCCGTTCTCCGCTATTTCAGCGGCTGAAGCAATATGCGAATATTTCGGAATATCTTCCCTCGAAGCAAGTGAGGAAAGTATCTTTTCCACATCTTCCGCCCGGAGCTGATTTATTTTTCCTGTTTTCGCAAATCCCTTTGAACCGTCAACAAAAACGAGCCTTTCAGCTGTACTTTTCCCGAAAACAAGAACAGCGACCGGAATTCCGGTATTAAGAAACAGATTATCCGGAAGCCCTATGACCGCATGAAGCAACCTCTTTTCAACCAGCTTTCTGCGGATATCTCCCTCGCGGTTTCCCCGGAAAAGAACGCCGTGCGGAAGAATCACCGCAAGCCGTCCTCTGTCTTTAAGCCTGCTCAGCCCGTGCAGTATAAAGGCATAGTCTGCGAACTGCTTAGGAGGATAACCGAACCCGTCAAAGCGGCTGTCCGTCTTTTTCTCGTCAAATTCGTATTTCAGGGAATACGGCGGATTTGTTATGCAGACGTCAACAGGCACGTCTGGCGCACGTTCAATCGGGATGACCACGCCGAACCTTTCCCCGGTAACGACCTGCCAAGCCCCAAAAACCTCGCCTGAAAGCACGTCCTTGTTCGTGACATAAGCCGGAATATTCCGCACCGCCAGATTGAATAGCAGCAGCGGGACGGCTCTTTTTGAAAGCTCCTCGCACCAGAACACGCTTTCTGGGCAAACGCTGTGAAGCGCGATAGTAAGCCCGCCTGTCCCCGCGCACACGTCAAGGCAGGTGCGGACTTCTCCGCCGCCTGCAGCAATGCGTCCGACAAGCTGCGCAAGCTCCTTCGGGGTGAAATCCTGCATCATAGCCTTTCTGCTGCTGTGCTCCTCCTGAAAGTAGTCGGTGAATCCATCAGTTGAAAGATCGCTCTGCATTCCGGAGTATCTTTCAAAAATATCGTTTATCCCGTCAGAGAACAGCAGCGCCATGAGCCGCTCCGGCAGCATAAAGGATTCTGTCACGCCGAAAAGGCTGTTTATCTCATTCCCTGTCATTGCTTTTCCTTTCTCTCCGCCCATGCAGTCCCCGAATAATTCTGGGAACCGCACCAGGAGGATATATCACCGCGCCACAAAGCGCGTTCCGGCGGATATGGCTCGTGCGCCGCACCGCCGATATTGTCCCATTTCCGGAATTGCCCCGGAAATGGAACATGAAATGCAAAAAGTAATTACTTTTTCGTTTATGCTCAAATCAAAGCAATTTTGAGCGCGCTTCTGATATCGCTAGCATTTCCGCGAATTCACGAAAATGCTCTGAACCCGCATTATATCTTGAATCAGAACATTTTGTCGGCGTTAACAAAATGTTCTGCCAAGATTTCTTATGCTCAATGTGAGCATAAGAAATTAACCCGGCATTCGCCGATATCCATCCGGGATTCCGAAAAATCCCGGATACAAGTCAGATACAAGCCAGCGGAATATGCGAATCAGAAATAAGCATTCCGCCGCTCGTCCTCAGCCTTTTCCGTGAAAGCCCTGTAGATTTTATCCGCAAGGTCGTCGTTATACCCGAACCAGTCAGCACCCGCGCCGAAAGTCGGCGAGCTGTTGACGGTGATATTTACCGTAGAAGTCCGGGAACGCGCATACGCTGCAAGGGAAAGAGCCTGCGGCATAAGCCCCATGAGCATGGAAGTTTCGGCGGCGGTGAATACCGTGCGCCCCGGCGCGCCGACGATGAGCTCAGGACCGTTTTCGCCAGCGATGAACGCATTTTCGGTGAACGACGAGCCGTTAGCATGCCCCGGAATTCCGGCGCTGCCAGCGCTTTTCAGCATCGCGGGAGGAATTACAGAATTTAGTGCTGTATTCAGATATGAGGAATAACCCGGGTCTTTTGCACCGCTGCCAAAATCCCCGCTCTTATACTGACCAGCCGCGTCATACAGACCGCTGTATGTGTTCTGTGCAGCCGCCCACTTGTATTCATCGGCTTTCACCGATGATACCGAGCCTGACCACAGCTGTTCGTCGTTATACGTGATACCTTTTCCGGCGAAAATATTTCCATACTGCTCGCCGTATGTCGCCATTGTGCCCTTGAAGTTGTTCCAGAAGCTCTCAAAGAAATTGAAACCCGCTTCAGACATTCCCTCGGCGACTTCCTTGTCTATCTGCTCGCTGAATGAGCTCCAGGTGCTGTCGAATTCTTCAAGGAAATCATCGCGCCGCTCCTTATATGCTGCATAGGTTATCTGCTGCGCCTGGTTAAGTGCGTCGACGTCCGCACTGTATTCCTCATCAGTACTTTTTCCGGCATCATGCATGATTTCAGCCTGTTTTCTCAACGCGTCATATTCCGCGTTCAGATTTTTCTGCGCTGTGTCAAGCTCGTCCACATAGTCCTTTGCGTACTGATACAGTTCATTCAGGTGTTCTATGCCGCCTTCCTGGTCATTGCCGAAATCCCAGTTCTGAACCTCTTCTTTCATGGCGTCGTATTCAGATCTGGCGCTGTCAGGGGCTGCGTTCGCCATATCGGTCAGGTACTGCATTTCCTTGCGATATGTCTGCCAGTCATCTTCTGTGAGCGTTTCGCCGTTTTTCTGCTTGTCCAGCAGTTCAGTGATAGCTTTCTGGGAATCAGACGTGGACGACGTGAACCGGCTCTTGAAACCCTCAAGAACCGTTTCTATCTCACCGATGCTGATACCGAGCTGCTCAGCCGCCTCGACTGCAGAATTCTTGAACGCGTCAAACACAAGGTCATAGCGCCCCTTGAAATCTTCCTCCAGCTTGGAAGCGAACTCATTGAAAGGCTCATACATAGCCTCTGCCTGGCTGTCAGTCAGTGTTCCGTTCTCATCGAGGATCTGATTGTAAAGCTCAACTGAATTCTTTGCCTTTGAAAGCTCATAGTCTATCCCGTCGAGCTCTTCAGCCGCACTGTTCACTTCCTGCGCGTACTTGTAGTGTTCAGAGGTGCTTTCTTTAAGCAGATCCGTGTATTCCTCCAGGGATTTCCCGCCGTTGTCAAAGAGCTTCTTGTCGGTGATCTCCTTGCGGTACGCCTGGAATTGCTTTATATTCACGGCAAAAACCGCCGCCAGCGCAGCCACAGCAGCCACAACGCCGCCAATTACCGCCGTTACAGCCCCCGCTCCAGAAAGCCCGGTAAGCGTAGAAAGGAACGTTTTCAGCCCCTTTCCGCTTCCTGCCACCTGCGCCGCCTGAACAGCAGCACGAACCTTTGTTACGCCCTTCACTGCTGTGAGAGCCCCGGTCTTTACGCCGAGATACGTCACCTGCGTGCCTTTAAGGATAAGCGCATACTTTGCCGCTTCTGCTGCTATCCCGGCGGTGCTCTTTATGCCCTCCTCGTTCTGGGACACCCAGCGCTGCATTCCCTTGACAGACTCTGTCAGCTGACCCGCCATGTCCTGTATCATCGGCAAAGTCATATCGCCTATGGTTATTCCAAGGTTCTCAACGGAATTTTTCGCCTTGTCTATCTGGGACTCGGTCGTTGCATAACGCTTTTCAGCCTCTTCCGTCAGCGCGGTGTTGCTCTCCCAGGCTTTAGAAGCCATGTCCGCTGCGTCCGTCAGGATATCGTCCGATGAAGCAAGGGAAAGTATCGCGTTTGACAGGCGCACTTCCCTTATTTCCATATCGTCAAGTATCGCAACAGCGCTCTTTCCGTTACGTTCCGTGTCGTTCAGACCCTTTGTAAAAGCTGAAAGGGCTTTGAGAGCGTCGCTTTTGAACATTTTTTTGAACGCGTCCTGCGACATGTTTGCAATGCTGGCGTAATCCTCCAGTCCTTTCCCGGTTTCAACGGCAAGCTGTAAGGATTTAAGTATTTTTGACGCCGCCGAGCCGCCGGCCTCTGCCTCGATACCAAGCGATGAAAGCGCGGTGGAAAGCGCCATTATCTGAGCTTCTGAAAGCCCTGTCAGTTCACCGGTGGAAGCCAGGCGCGTGCCCATTTCAACGATATCTGCCTCGGTCGTTGCAAAGTTGTTGCCGAGGTCAACAATGACTGATCCAAGCCTGTCAAAATCGCCCTGATCCATGCGGACGACATTTGCGAATTTTGCAAGCTTTGAAGCAGCGTCATCTGCGGAAAGGTTTGTCGATTCTCCAAGGTCTATCATGACCTTTGAGAAGTCAAGGAGGTGCTCTTTCTGAATACCGAGCTGACCAGCCGCTTCAGCGACTGCGGCTATCTCGTCCGCTGAAGCTATTACATCGTTCTGCGACATGTCAAGGATACCCTGACGTATCGCTGCATACTCTTCCTCGGTCGCGTCAACAGTCTTGCGAACGCCCGTGAATGCGCTCTCAAAGTTCATGGCGGGTTTTGAAGCACCCGCATAAACAGCGCCGACGCCCGCAGTGATACCCGCGGTAAGTTCCGCGAATTCCTTTGTCGCATTCTTGAATTGCGCACGTGTCGTTTCCAGTTCCTCCGAAACGTTCGCCAGGAAGTTTCGTGTCCCGGATATTCGTTCAAGCCTCCCACGGAGATTATCGAGTTCACCGGAAAGGTTGTCCGTATCAATTCCCGCGTCCTGCAAAGCCTGCCTCGAACTTTCAAGGCCGTCCTGCATTTCCTGCAGCCGCCGATTATGATCAGAAAGCGCATTCTCGCAGCGCGCTATCTGCTCAGCATTGCGGGACATCTGATTTCTGAGACGTTCAGACGGATTTGTGGTGTTCGCCATTTGGGTGGCAAGCTCCTGCTGACGTTCTTTAAGCCGCTGGAGCCGTGTTTCGCTGCTGCGAATGACCTCGTTCTGCCGCTCAATAGCCTTCTGCTGCTTCTGATACCCAGTGATATCCCTCATCTGGGAGTTCAGCCGGCTGGTTGCTGTCTGCAGCGCTTTCATTTCGCTGGAAGAATTCCGCATTGCAGCAGAAAAAGAGCCGCCCATGGCTCCGGTGATCTTGAAGAACATCTCATATTCGCGTCTTGTCGAACTCATTCCTTCTTGTCCTCCTTTGCAATTTCAAGGGCGGCTTTAAGCCATTTTTCAAACCGCCGAAGCGGCATGCTGTAAAAAAATCCGGCGGGTGTACTTGTGAACCGGGAAAGATATATGCTTTCCTTTCTGAACCAGCCCGCCGGGTCCTTACTTATTCCCCGCGCATAAAAAAAGCGCGGGCTTTTCTTCTGATGATGTTCCCCTCAAATATCGGCAGGTGCTCGATAAGGCTGATATGCACCTTGGCCGCCTTTGCCGCCAGCCGGAGCACATAAGCAGCGCTGTATTCCGGCATGATGGCATAGCGGTTGTCAACCGCAAGTTCATCATCGATGTCCTCCATATCCATTGCAGTCAGCCCGCCGAAATCGAAGGTAAGCTTGTCGTAAGTCACGCCCTCCCATTCAAAAGGCTTCTTGAATGTGTGGACATAAACGTCAGCGCCGTTCGCAGTCTCCTCTGCTACAAGCTGCTCCTCTGTCTTTTCTGTCTTTTCCTTTTCGCTCATGATATTGTCCTCCTGTTATTTTTCCGGTCGTTCCCGGCAATGAATCAAACACTAAATATGCACGCGCCCGAGATTTTCCGTTTCCGGCTTTGCCGGAATTCCGTCCCCACTCCGGGGACAGAAAGGAGAATCTGATGTTCATTGCCGGACGTTCCCGGCAATGAACTATGCGAGTCCTAAGTTCTTGCGCATCTCTGCAAGATAATCCTTGCCGTCAACAAAGAATATGTAGTTTGCGGGGTCGACCTCGAGCGTCTTTTTGCCGTCCACGAACGTCGCAAAATAGTGCACCGCATATTCCGAGCTTGTATCTCCGGTGGAGAAGTTCGCAAGCTTTCCCGTCTTGAGAGTTATCGGCGTACACTTGAGAATGTGCTTTATTGCCACCTGCTTTACGCCGGAAACCGTGTCGCGCTCCTGCACGTTTGCGCGAAGGTCGAGCTGGTGTTCCACCGGGGTAAAGAGGTTGTATGCCATCTTTGTAGGGTTGCGGAAGTTGATGGTCGCCTTCATGGACTCAATATGACCGGTGATAACCGCGTCATACTTGCCCGCGAAACCCGCGCCCTGCATTTCCTCAGTGATCTGAGTGATATCCGGCAGGTCGACATTCGCAATGCCGTAATAGCCCACCGCGTTCTCATATAAGCGAAACGCGATATTTATTTCTGAAAACTGTGCCATTCAAGTGCCCTCCTTAACCGCCAAGAGCCGTAGAAACATAGTCCGCGTCGTATTCCAGAACGAATTCCATCTCCTTTGCCGGGGACGGCGGTGTAATGAAAATATTGAATTTCATCTTTCCGGCCATGAGGTCGGTCAGCGGGTTCTTCGCCTCGCTGAACTCAATGCGGCCGCCAAGGATATGTTCAGCGGTCTTTAACCCGTTCAGCCAGATGTTCATCGTATCGATTATGCAGTCGATAAGGCGGCGTGTCATCTTGCTGTCAAGCTTGTTCCAGAATGTCAGGGTCACGGTCTGCGCAACATAGCCGAACATGCGGTTGATACACAGGAAATAGTCCTTAACATCGGTGCTGTTCGGATAGCATGCAGTCTCATTGCCCCACAGTGCAAAGCGCCCCGCGAAATTCATCGCAGTAACTATGCCCTTGCTGTTCAGCACATTAGCGTCTGCAAGCTCCAGCAGGACTTCGGTGCCGTCTGAAAGCACCGTGCTGTCAGACGGCAGCGTCTTGTTTGAGGGAGATTCGGACGGAATGCCGCCGTTGTCGTTGTCCACGCTGGCAGCAAGCGCCGCGATATGAGTGGAAAGATGATACTTCTTTCCGGAAAGCGCCACCATAGGCCAGCAAAGCACCTCGTTAGTGCCGTTGATGTTCTTTGTGGACTTCCATTCTGCAACATCGCTGTATTTCTTCACAGTCGTGCAGTCTGCGTCGATTATCGCCTTTCCCTTGAACAGCCCGCAGATACTGTCAGCCTTTGCCGCCATGACAGCCGCAACAGCGTTGTCAGAAGAGTAACCCGGCGCGATGATGAATTCCGGAACAATACCGTACTTTGTGAATACGGAGTTTACGAGTTCCAGACCCTGCTTTGCGCCTGTGTTAACGTCAATGCCGCCGATGATGTCCTCGGAACCGACCTCGGAAGCCTTGACCTTGTCGTATGCGATGTAAGCAGAATTTCCTGAAAGCGCGCCACCCTTTACAGCCTCGACAATAAGCTTGCCGTCGTTGTAGAAGCACGAATAATCAGTGCCCTCAACAAGCGCATTGCCCGCAGAAGCAGCCTTGACGACTACAGTGCTCTTGATCGCCGTTTCCGGAAGCTCCGCGCGTCCATCTACAAGAGTTACCTCGGCGCTCGCAACAGATTCCTTGTGTTCGGTGGGGTCGAGGACATTCACGAATATTACAGGCGATACACCATAAAGTCCGAAATGTGTTTTCATGACCTCGCAGAGCGTGAAGTCCTCCCAGTTGTCAGAGTAGCCGAGCGCCGCCACGGCCTCCGCATAGTTGTTGGCGAAAACGAGCTTGTTTACAGCCCCCTCGCCCTGATATACGGGCGCTGTGCCGACCGCGAATGTAATGCCGACGGATACCTCCGCCGGAGTAGCGAGCGCGGTCGCCTGCTCGCTGGTCTTAATGCCGTGATAGTAAGCCATTTATCCTTGTCCTCCTCATCTGCCGGAAAGGTTCTTGTAAGCGTTGCCCAGGGCGGTACCCGGGTCATGTATCTTTGCTCTCACCGCCGAAAGCTCCTCCGGCGTGACGAACATCATGCGCGCCAGGGGATAGTTATGCAGTTCGTCAGGAATTATCTCATCAAGCTTTTTTCCATGTGTAATGAACGCCCGGCCGGAAATAAGCTGTGTGCGGAATATCGACGGGCCTATGTACACAAGCACCGGCGGGACGGAAAATTCGGACTGCTTGGCCGCCGAAACTTCCTCATTCTCGCCAGCAGGGATTTCCGAAGCGGTCATTTCTGCCTCAGCGCCTACCTCCACGGCGTCAGACGCGCCGGAGATTCCGTCTTTTTGTTCTGTGTCGGAGTTCACTCCGAAATTTCTGGCCTTAGACATGAAAGTTCCTCCGTTCTGTCAGTAAACCATCTTGTATTCTTATACGCTAAGTTATCAATGTCGGGAAAATCCGGCCGAACCGGCGGAAGCTCGAAGTTTGCAAGCATTTCCCCAAAAAAGTACTGGCCATTCGTAGCCGGATCAATTGCCCAGTCTATCCTGTCCATAAGCAGAAAGTGACCGCCTATGGCTTCTCGCTTTAAAAGCTTGTGTCGGATACGCTCTATTATGTTCAGGACGTTCAGCTTGCCCTCGCCCATATCATCGCAGTAAACGCCGACGGCGAACCGCACGCCGACCTGGCTGTGAGGATCGTCCGCGGGCTTCTGCTCGTCCTGCCCGGTCAGCACCTGAAGAATGATGTACGGGATAAGGTTAAGATCGTCAGTCTTTTTCGGCAGATCCATCAGATACACGCTTGCCGGGCGATATGTCGTTTCCGCACCCGCCTTTTCCGGCTTGCACGGAAGAACGATGTCCTTTACGCATTCCTCGACAAGCTCCCTGAGCGCCATCATCAGTTCTGTCACTGTCATCTCCCGCCGTACCCCCTCAGTATTCTGTCTATCTCATGATCAAGGCGCTGGTCAAAGGTTGCCTTTGCCGCCGCGTCCATATTCTTGATGACCTCGCCGTTCTCCACCATGTGTGCTGCCGACGGGCCGTAAAGGGTCTGTGAGCTGTTGCGTTCGGTGGAATATCGCTCGAACACGTTCACGCCATATTTCCCGAGGTCGGTTATGTAAGCGTGCCTGAGGTCTTTCGGGATTCCTGTCAGCACCTCAGCCTTAAGCCGGCGGACGCGCCCTTTTTCATGCGCCCGGTACCCCTTGACGTTGAAACTGATAAGCGGAATGAGATATCCGCCAAACGTCACAGCCGCCGAAAGCGACTGACTGTTCGCGCGGAATGTATGTATCCTGGTATCCTGATAAAAAGCCGTGCGGTTCACGGTGTACATGCTGTGCACCGATTTCCAGGCGACCCCACGGGCACTCATCATGGCACGGTTCGCAGCGTTTGAAAGTGCGGCGTACACCTTGTTCCCAGGCAATCCCCGCAGCTGTTCGTTAACGCGCTGGAGCTGTTCAGCAGTTACTTCCATTACTCGTCGAACCTCTCAAGTGAAAGCACGATCTCTTTTCCCTGGATAAGCTCCGAGGAAAGAATGTCGTATTCATCATCGTCGATAAATATCCGGTTTCTGACCTCCGGAAGCACTCCCAGTTCCTCATACGGGATATACACCGTCTTTTTCAGCGAGTATATCCCGTCGCCGTATCGCCTGGAACCGTCCATAGTTCCTCCGGTTATCTCATATTCCTCCGGGATATATTTTGTGATGACGGCGTGGACTTCATATTCCACGCCGTTATAAGTCACCCTGTGAGTTTCCGCGAACTCCCTGAGATTGTGGAAAACCTCCCGGATATCCTTTCCCACAGCCTCCCGGAAATCCATCATCACAGTACCTTTGCTATGTACCAGCTCTTGAGGTTGTGAGGAACCGCAAGAGGTCTGGAAGATATGCGCACGGTGCGCACGCGGTTATCGGTCGAAAGGAAAGATTCAGAGTATCTCTTACCTGTGTGGGTCTGAGGAGTCTGTGTCTTTCCGTTGAAATTGGTGATAGCGCCGTAAAGCATATCAAAACGTGCCGCCGTGCTGAACAGGCCAACAGTGCCGTCCGGTACATAAGGTTTTGTAACAGGGGCGTCAGGGTCGGTCCAGTCATCCAGATACCATTCATCGTAAGTGTAAATGGAAAGACCCATCATCGGGATATTGCCGATGAAGCTTACGCCGTTCGAAAGCTCACGGGGCTTGATGGTCGCGATCTCGTAGTTTCTGATATCAAGCAGCTTCTGCACGTTCGCATTGTTGATGAACGCATTCGCTGCGTCCACGCTCATGATGCAGATATTCGCATTGACATAGCCATCCTTTGAGATCGCTCTCTTCCACTTCTGGAGATCTGCTATAGGGTCGGAGCCCGCAGCAGACCACTTCTTTGAAAGAGTTTCGGTGTTATTAAAACCGAAGTCGATCTCATCGTCAATAGCCTTGCCCTTTACGGTGATCTTGCCGGTGAACAGTGCCTCTGCGCACATTACTTCCTCGCGGCGGGTGATCATCTCGTCCATCTCGACGAGATCCTCAGAAAGCTTTCTCATTGCCCTTTCAGCCGGAGTCATGCTGGAAGTGATCTGTTCGCCTGCGATACGGTTGAGCATCTCCTCCGCCTCAGTCACCTTTTCCGGCGAAACAAGCGGCGCGGTGTAACTCTTTGTGGAATATCCCTTGTTCGGGATCACCTGGCCACCGGCCTTGGGATTTACGAACGGTGCGACGCTTCTTGAGCCTTCGACGATATCGAAGTCAACGCTCTTGGTGACGAAAGTCTTGCTGCCCTTAAAAAAAGTGCTCTTGAGGAACGTAGTCACACGCGGGGAACGCCTGAATACCTCCTCGATCCTGGTAGGTGTATAAAGATCCATTTTTGTCCTCCTTTCCTCTTACTTGAGGAAAATGCCGATATTTCTGAACGGAACGACAAGCGCCGCCACATCGACGTTTTCCGCGACGACAAGCGCGTCCGCCAGCACCTCGCCGGTAAGAAGCACCGCGCCCATCTCGTTCGCGCCGATATCCTCAAGCGCAATTCCGTAAAGCCCGGTCACCCGGGTAGTGTAAGTGACGCCGCTGTCAGCGGAAGAAGCCGCAACAGGGCTTATCTTGCCGTCCGCAACAGTTACCGGTTCGTACTTCCTTACAGCCGCCTCGGCTTCCGCCTTTTCCTTGATGTGCGGGAACTCGCTGCCCGCATAAAAGTTGATTGCACCGGTTGAATCGGTGCCGGGAGTGTATCTGCTGCCCATCACTTAGCCTCCTTGCCAAATACATCGTCCAGCATGCTCTTGAACTTCTTTTCATCGTCGTCGACAGGGCTTTCCGCAGCCTGCTGCTGTACAGCGCCCGCGCCGCTGTCCTGCACGTCCTGTTCTCTGTTCCTGAGGTAATCCGCACCCTGTTTCTTCATGCCGTTCAGCACGCGCATAGCCATTTCCGGCGCGGTAATAATGTCGGTGTACTTCGCCTTTTCAGCGACGTCCTCGAACCCGTCTACAGTCGCGTCCTCGATAGCCTTGATACGCTCTCTTTCAGCCCTGGCCGCGTCATTCTCGATCTGCTTACACAGATCGGGATAAGCAGCCTTAAGCCCTGCAATATCCTTGATATCTGCCATTCCCTGTTCCTCCGTTGGTTCAGTTGTGTCCTTTGCCGTTGTCGTTTTTTTCGCCGGTGCAGCTCCCGCCGCTCCATTGATCGTGTTATTTATTGTGCTTAAAGCGGGAAACCGCTCTAATACCTTTTCCGGGATGCCAGGCATTTCAACTGCGTTAACGAAGAAATGTCCGTCCCTGTTCTCCACGGCGGTGCTTTCCGCCGCAGAAAAAAGCTCGTCGCAGTACCCCGCTTCCACTGCGGAAGTACCATCGAACCATGTTTCCGCCGCCATCGCCGCCGAAATATCCTCGGAGCTTTTACCGGTCTTTCCGGCGTAAGCGGCCACGATAGCCGACTTGATGGTCTTGAGCTCGTCCGCCATCTTCTCAAGCTCCTCCGCCTTGTAGTAGCCAAAGGAGCCGACCGCCGGGTCGTGGATCATGAACATCGCCGCAGCAGGTATGGATATCTTTTCCGCACCCATGCAGATGACCGTTGCAGCGGAGGCAGCCCAGCCGTCCACCACAGCGCTGACCTTCACGCCCTTCTTGCGCAGGTCGAGCAGGCGGTTATATATTGCGAAAGCCGCGAAAACATCACCACCGCCGGAGTTGATACGAACAGTAAGCGCCTGGATATCGCCAAGCGCTTTCAGATCATCGCTGAACTGTTTCGGAGTGATCTCGTCGTCCCACCAGCTCGTTGAACTGATACTGCCGTATAATACAAGTTCGGCGTCGCCGCCTGTTTCCGTGCTGTTCCGGAAACTCCAGAATCTTTTATCCGCGCCGTCGGCGGTGGTGACGCCCCGCGGCGAATTGATATATTCAGCCATTGTCCCTCTCCTCGTCACTGTTACCGTCTTTATCCGTGTTCTCATCGTCTGAGGTATTCACATGCACCGTTGACTTTTCCCCGCCGCGAGCATCGCTAAGAAGCTTGTTCTCCGTCCGGAGCTGACCGACATTTGCGTAGTAGCTGGAGCCGTTCAGTTCCAGCGCCTCGGTGTCCCTTGTTGAGAAGCCGTTCTGAACGCGGACGACCGCCGCGTTGACCTCCTTGAGCGGGTCTATCTGCCCCTGCGAAGGGCCAGTCCATTTTGCGGAGCAGTAAGCCTTGCGGATAAGCGGGTCAGAAAAGAACCCCGGCGCCTTTATACGCCCCTTAGCCACTGCCTCGCACATAAATTCCTCGAATACCGGCTGACAGAAATCGTTGATAAGCCAGCCCCGGTGCATTCTGACCGTTTTCCAGAACTCCAGCAGCGCCGCGCGTGACGCGGAATAGTTGCTATTGAACATCGACATCAGCACCTCATAGGGTATCTCAAGCGCCGCGCCGATCTGGGCGCTGACCGCCCGGACAAACCCGTCGAAGTTCGCATTTGGACGTCCAGGATTTATGTCGTGCGCCTTTTCGCCGTCCTGGAGATCGACTATAGCGCCGTTGCCGAGCCGGATAGCGCCTGCGCCGGTGCGGTCACCCTCGTCAACAGGTTCGATTTCCCCGACCGGAACTTCCTCCGAAACTCCCTCTTTCTCGATGAATACCGTGAACATTCCTGAGATGACCGCCGCCATAAGTTCGGCATCAGTGTACCGCCCGAGCTGTTTCAGCGCCTCGATCGCCGGCGCGATGAACGGCACGCCGCGAACCTGACCTATACGCTCGCGCGAACAGATGAACAGTGCGTTGCGGCGTCCGGACTTATCGCCATAAGCCTTTACCCTGGTCCACTTGGTGACCTCCTGCACGCTGTCAACGGCAAGCGGGTGGTTATTCGCCACCCAGTATGCTATGACTTCGCCGGACTTGTCCTTTTCAACGCCAGATTCGATAAGCGGGTCGTAAAGCTTGTCGGACGGCGTAGACACACGATCTGCCTCTATGAGTCGGATAGTCAGTTCATACGGATTACCCAGCCGCTTTTTAAGCGGCATGAGCGCCAGCACATCGCCGCTCATCAGCCAGTTAAAGAAAGCAAGCTGCTGCAGTTCCTCAAAATTATCGATACGTTCAGCGTCGCAGTCCGGCGAATCTGTGAACAGCCTGAATTCCCGCTCTATCTGCGCTTCCAGCTCCCGCGCCTGAACCTCGTCCATCTTGAGAAATCTGAAATCCACCTGCGATGTCAGCTTTAATCCCTGACCGACCACCGAGGTGCGCATTTTTTTCAGCGCCGCAGTCGCCAGCGGAACGCCGGAATAAAGATCGCGGCTGCGCTGACGGAGCGTGTCGAGGTGTTCGTGGATATCCTCGTCAGCCGAACCGCCGTATGAGTTCCACCCGCGCAGCGAATTGCGCGTAAATGAAGCGCCATAGTTACCATATCCGGAATCCAGCACCGAAAGCGCGTTCCGCGCGGCGGCGCGCTTGACCGCAGCCTGCGGATTTACAAAGGCTATAGCCTTATCTATGAAGTTCACCGCCGTTCACCTCCGTCAGTCCATCGGAATGCCGCGATAAATGCGGTTGCGCCCTTTTCCGGCTCGCTCAAGCTTCGTCACCATGTCGTTCCAGTAGGTTATGTTCTCCCTGACCTGCTTGAGATCGGCGCGGGTTAGGCTCATAGTCCCCATTGTGTAGCTCTGCGAGGTGGCAAGCGCCTCCTCTGCCTCAAGCCAGGTATTCAGCTTTTCCCGAGCAATCTCAACTGTAATCCCGCCCATTTATTCACCGCCATGTATATAATCCGTAAAATCGTATATTTTCCCAGTGTCATGATAACATACCCCGATTCGCACTGACGCGCAGCCGCTCGCAGTAGTCTGCATTTATTTCCGGCCATTCCCGGAAAAGGCAAAAAAAATAAACGGTGAACGAATCGTTCACCGTAAAACCAAAAAGGCCGCTGCAAAAATGCAGCGACCGCAACTATTTCCGTTTAGGAAACAGTTAAATATTTGAGGCGGCATTTTCGCGACCCCACGAAAATGCCTGTGCAGACCAATACTACTTGCTTCGGGGTTAGCCTAAAACAAAAAAGCGGCAGTCCTGCTCTAAGGACCGCCGCTTTTTGCCATGCCATGGGGAAACTGATGCACTGGCGTACATCAGCCGGTTATAGAAAGGTTTATCTCAATCCGGATATTTTATCCGGATATCAACCGAAAGTAACAGCGCCCATGCCGCAGGGCGCTGTCTTTTTCGCCGGGTGCGACACCCGGGTCAAAAGGAGACATATGCGTCTTGACATCTCACAGTTATATTATAGCGCGAAAAGCGCCGAACGTCAACATATTCGGGCAAATCGTTCCGGGGTTACACTTGAATAGAAAACGCAACATTTCCGGCGCTGCCGATCGGCAGCAGAAACCGGATAATCGTTGACAAAAGGCAGCGGAAACGTTTAACGAAACTATAGGTTACTCCGAAGTTGCTTAAAAGTTATATCAAAGTTTCCGCTCTCCCATATCCGCCCCATATTTTTCCCAACGCTCCCCCAAGTTTGTCCCAAGAATCATGCAAGCCATTTACGAGTTGTTCACCGGAATTCCGAATTCATATTATTCCGCTCGATACGGTCCGCCGCTGCGTTTTTCTACGCCTTGCGGCGCGGTTTTCCGGCGCGATGAGGACGGGGTTGGCGATCTCCAGCGCGGCGGTTGCATAGTTCCGGATGTCCCAGGGTTCGTTTCTGTGATACGACGGGTTCTTCAGTTCCCAGGTAATGACCGCATGCCCCTTGACGTATTTCATGACCATCTGCTCGGCTGTAAGTCCCCGGAAATATTCCTCAGTGTATCCGCGCCCCCGATCGCGGGGAAAATGGCAGTAGTTCGGACCCTCCTCGACCACTTTCAGCCGCTGCGCAAGCAAGGCTTTTCCGGTGTCGACGCCTATCTTGAAAAGCGGTGTCTTTACCCGGTTTGAGGTGGTCGGACGGCTGATATACGGCACGTCCGCACCGCCGTAGCCCTTGATGGCGAATACGTTCTGCGAGTATCTTTTCTTGCAGAATCGGTATACCTCTGTCGTGAAATGACCGCCGGAGTCCATGCAGGTGCAGGCTATCCGGAGTTTCTGACCGTCCTCCCTCTCGAACTCCTGTTCCAGGAACGCACCGAGCTGCTCCCAGACGTGCGGCTGCTTGAGGTCGCCGTAAATAACCTGATACTTGATCCCCCAGCTTTCCTTTTCAGCGCCCCAGCCAACCACTTCAATTTCAAAGCGGTTGTCCTGGGTGTCCACGCCGGCGGTAAGCACGAGCACCTCTTTCGGCACCATGCAGCCGTATTTCTCCCGGCGCTTGTACAGCTCGTCCTCCGCAAGCTGTTCGCCCTGCTCGTGCCAGCATTCGCCCATTTCTGTGTTCGTCCAGACCTTGAGCAGCTCGACATTACCCTCCTTAGCCTTTTTGTTAGCCTCGAGGAATTTCTCGACGACTTCCCGCCAGTCCACGAACAGGGAAGCCAGCGAATTAAGGTGAAATCCCCGCACGTTCCGCGCCGGGAACGCCGCAACGAACTTTCCCTTGATATACTGCTGCTTCCATTCGGCTTCTTTGCAGACCGTCCCGCAGTGCACGCACACATAGTTGATCTCAGTCAGATCAGCTTTGTCAAACTGCACCTGGGACCAGAGCAGCGGCTGAAGCTTTCCGCAGTGCGGACACGGTACGTTCCATTCTTCTTTGGTGCTGTTTTCGAACTCGATCTGAATGCGGGAAAGCCCGTCGATGGTCGGAGTGGATACATACACTATCTTCTTGTTCCAGAACGTAGTCAGTCGCTTTTCCGCAAGCAGCAGCGGATCGCCCTCGTTGCCGGCAGAAAACGGGTACCTGTCTATCTCATCCGCGAACAGCGCCCGGATAGGTCTGGAAGCAAGCGAGCTCGGCGAATTCGCGCCGACAATGGTCACGTGCCCGCCGGGAAAAACTTTCTGCAATATCGTGTTGCCGCTCGTTCGGCTTTTGTCGTTGATGAGCGCCGCCAATACCGGAGTGTCCCGTATCATAGGAGAAAGGCGGTCCTTTGAATACGCCTCGCCCATCTGCAAGGTCGGCTCCATCGTCATTATCGGCGACGGATCGTTGTGTATGTAGTATCCCGTAGGATTCAGTATGAGCGCGTCCGTCTTTCCTATCTGCGCCGCCGTCATGACTACGACCTTTGTTGTTTTCGGGTCGGAAATAGCATCCATCATGAATTTCTGGTAAGGCGCCTTCGATGTTCTCCACCGCCCCGGTTCGGCGGAAGCCTCCGGCGATATCATGCGGAACCGGTCGGCCCACTCCGATATACTGATAGCCGGCGGCGGTTTCAGCCGCGAAAATATCTCCCTCATCAACTCCCGAGTATTTCTCGACAGTTCGAATTCTTTATTCTCATTTTCCCCCATTTTTAAATTTACCCCCGCTTTTTAAATGCAATTTCAAAAACCGCTGCTAATATTTCAGAATGCCACTTGACATTTTAATTTATGTGCTTTATAATATACATGCACTACCAAGGCTAATCTATTAGTACAACCTTTGTGACTGATGGATTTGCTGTGTACAACAGTCAACCTTTTTGCATTCGCGCCGATGGGGTACCAGCCCATCGGCGCATTTTCTTTACACAGCAAACAAACTATCAGCAAATATCATCAAATATTAATAAATATCAGAAAAACGCGCAGAAAAACAACCGCGCGTTTTTGCTGCGTCCTGGCAGCGTTTCCGATAATTCCGCTGCAAAAACGCAGCGCAGATGTCGGAGATCCTGATAAACTTCATATCCTTTCGCCTTTTATCGCCGTTTTTTAGCTTTACCCGCCTTTTTCGAACGATTCCGGCATTTTTTATAACGATAACCGCTGCTTTTCAACGAATTACGCGTAAAAATATCGCTTTCAGCGGATTTTTTGCTATTTTCGGACGAACCGTTCCCGAAATTCCCGCAAAAATCTTCATTTTTGCGGGAATCGTTCGCAGAAAGGGATATTTTCTTTGAGTAAAACGCGCTCATAGGCTTTAAATGCCGACACACCGAACGCGTTCAGTAACGCCGCACTCATGCTTGTCACAATACCATCGCGGCTTCCTGGCGGTCGTATGATGATACAGTATCAGATATCGGATAACATCACCGCCTGGTCAGGCATTATCGGAGTTTCCGGTAATAATCACAGAATACGGAAGTCCCCCGACCCACTCGCCAAACTTACGCCATTCGTCCAGCTTGTGATTCTTACGGCTGTGGTACATGTTGGCGAGTACCTCATAGTTCATCTGAACAGTCGCCCGCTGATTGTAACTCTGCGGAAGAATCTGTATCATCTGCCACCACAGAGCCTTGTTTGCTTTCTGGCTGACCAGATACGCCCTGCGGTATGCATTCAACGCCTGAATGACCGTATTGAGTACTTCAAGCGCCGAAGCCTGCAAATAGACTGTCTGCTGGTTGTCGTTGTCGTATATGCCGTAGGTCTGAAAATCCCGCGTGAACAGATGCTCCCAGCTGAAATCATCAAGAGTAAACTCTTTTTCAGCAATAGTGTGCATGGTAGAGCAGCTGTTCCGCACCGTACTGACCTTGTAAGTATCGAACTCAGTCCACCAGTATCTCGGCGCCGTAATGTCACAGGTAACGTTTATCATGCGCATGAACTTGCGGTGGTCTGTGCCTGCCTTGCATAGCTTCATCATGAGTTCAAGGTCATTGGCGCCGATAAGAAAGTCGGCTTTCATACGGCACGTGTCATTGCACCGTTTGCAATGGTAGGTTATGGTTTTCCCATCATAGTCCTCATCTTGGCAGCCATACCCGCTGTCCGATTTGTCCCAGCTGTTCAGCGGATTTCTCATGCCCCTTATCGCGGCTTTCCAGCCGAAAACCTCTACATTTTCAATCTTTATCATCGGTTTCTCCTTCTCCGTTAACCGATCTTCGTAACTCGTCTAAAAGTGCGATCCGACGCGCTTCCTTTCCCTGAATAAGCAGCGCATAAGACTCCGCAAGTACGTTTATCTCTGTATCGAGCTGCTGTATCTTGCGGTCGATCTCCTGGATACGTTCAAGCTTTTTATTTTTGCTATCTTTCATTTGTTTTTCATTTCACATCCTTTCCAGCTCGTCCATCAGCGCCCGCCGGCGCTGCTCCCGTAAGTCGATAAGGGCTTTCAGGTCATTGTCGGTAAAATTGAAATCAAGAACTTCATAACCGTGGCTGTAGTGAAAGATGGTGTCACGGTAGAAGTATTTTCTTTTCAGAAAATCCCTGCACCTTCTTTTCATTGCTTTCGTAAGGATATCGATCTCGTGGTCTATCTGCTTAAGTTCATCATCGATCTCTTTAGCCCTGGCAAGCGTTGCATCAGTCATTCTTAGAACCCTTCCCTTTACGCATACCCGCATATAGTCCCGATCTCTTCCCAGAAGTAGCCATGATTCCCGTAGCGGTATATCTTTCCTTCGGATGGATATTCAATGCTGACGGTAATAGTACCAGATCGCCAGCCGCGTTGAGCCGCAAATCTCCTGCAATTTTCAAGGCACATTTCCTCGCCATGATGCGGATAAGTACTTACTCCACTGATGCCGTATCCGTCGGGCTTGAACTCTTTACCATTGTCCCATGTTATCCTGACTATACTGCCTTCAACCGCCACAATCTGGCTGCTTTCAATGAATCTAGGAGCGGCCGCTGCACCTTTCATCCCACCTCCGCGATCGCCGAACATTGGCTTAATCTCACCAGTGGCGCCGTTAACATGCTGCTCCGACGTGTAGCCGGGGGCGTTAGAGTTCGCGTCTATCTCTGCCAATAAAGGGATATCCGCGTCGCTCATATCACCGCACATAGATTTATAGAATTCTTTATCCTCATGCAACGGCTTAGGTTCATCGTCCATATTCTTCATGATTTTTTCGAAGAATTCTTCCAATCCGGTGCTGACCTGGCCGCGTAACTCGTCTAACCCATCAGACATTTTTCTATAAACATCCACGCTCGCAGCAACCATCTCATCTGTCGGATCAACATTCATCTTCATGAGATAATCCTCATACCATTCCGCTTTCCGGATATCCTCCGCGCCGCCCTTTTCATCGGCGCGGAAACGGTACTTGAAACTGTTGCAGCGGCAGAAATCCGCGACCGCCCGATCTCCGAAAAGCGCTCTCATTACCTCAATGCATTCGTGCTTCCCCTGGTAGTGCGCCGGGTGATCGACCGCCTCCGGCTTGTCCGTGGATACTGCGTTATTGTTCTTTACTTCGTCCATATGTAACCTCCGTTGATTATTCAGCGTTCGCCGAACTTTTTGATAGTCGAATGACTTTTCTGCGCTTGGAAAAGCTTTTCCGTTAGCGTGTCGAGATCGCGCTTGCTCATGATGTCGAAATCCTCCATCGCCCTGATGTATCCCCGCATCATTAGTGTATCTGCAAAGGTCACGGATAAACTGCCTCCCTCTGCTGCGTCATTTGTGATTATTTCATTGACCTCAGAGATGTATTTGTTTGCAATCTCCCGCGCCTGTTTCGCCGTTATCTTAGCCATATCATCATCTCCTACCATTTGATTATTCTGTCAAGCTCCTGCGCCTGTTCAGCCGATGACTTTCGCGTATATATAGCAGTCGTTGATATATTCGAATGCCCCAGCAGGTCTCCCAGAAGCGTGATGTCGTTGTTGCTCTTAAGAAACATTTTCGCAAAGAAATGCCTGAACGAATGAGGGTACAGCACCTCTCTCGGAACACCGGAACCTTTTGTGCAGTCCTGAAGCCGGAGAACAAGCACGTTTTTCAGACGTTCCCGCTGAAAGGGGTCGAGGATTTCCGACATATCATCGCAGACGTCTGCAATGAATTCATTATTCGGAACCATTCGCGCTCCTTTTCCACCCGTTTTTTTCCTGCTCAAGTATTTTGTCAACGCACTCGTCAACTTTGAACTTCTTTCCGTCCTTCTCGACTTGCTGACCCCGACCTCCGTTGCGCCGCTCTTCCAGTAGCAGCTTCCCTGTGTCGAAAAATACCCGGATTCGCGATAGTACCGGCATTGACCGCAGCGCTTTCCTTCTGAAATTGCCTTTATCGCTTCAAAAAGCGGCATAAGGATATTGTGATATTCCTCCCGCGTGATGGGCATACGGCCGTTTTCCTTTGCGGAATATTCAGCAGCCGATACGCCTATTATGTCAGCAGCCGCGCCAAGGGCCACTCTCACGCTCATTCTGCTGCGCCTGAGCAGCTCCGCGTCAGTGCCATTCTGAAGGTTCGCCACCTTCACACGTTCCTTGAGAAGTTCGTCCGTTTCTTTTTCAGACATTTTTTCCTTGCAGATATCGCATTCTTGATCCTCGCAGGAATAAATTGCGCCAGCGCAGGGCGAACCGCTATATGAATCGTGCCCTTCCCAGAATCCCACTACCTTTTTCGTGGGTTCTTCACAGCATTCGCAGCGCCTTAAATCGTCCGCATTAAGCATTACTTTCTATCCTCCATCAGCGCGGATATGCCCGCGCCGGTCATAAGCCCCAGCCCGGTCACCGCACAACTTGTATATTCTGCCGCTCCCATCACTGAAAGTTCGGCAGTGAATACCGCCCCAAACACCAACAGGACACCAATAACGAACATCAAAAAGCTCCAATCCTCTTCACCGTTTCACCTTCCTCCCACGCCCTGCTCCAGGAATATTCATTTTGCTTCGCCATTTGCTGACTGTATTAGGGCATATGCCATACTGTTTGGCAATCTCGTAATTCGTGTATCCATCCGAAAGCAGGATCCGCAGACGCGCCAGCTCCCCAGGATCGTCCGGAAACTTTCTCAGCGGGCTGCCTCTGCCACTTTTGACAACACCCGCTCTTACAAGATTAGCCCATACAGTCTGACCTGCAGCGCCAACTATTTTCCCTATTTCAACATAGGTTTTTCCACTTTCCCGAAGACGTATGAGTTCTTTGATATCCAGATGCCGCGAGTTGCCGCCACCACGCGGCCGAGGCGGGATTTCCAGCGCCTTACGCCACTTACGAACAGCGCTTTGACTTACGCCAAACCTTGACATTATCTCGCTGTATTTTGCGCCGCTCTCAAGCATCTCCCGGATATCGTCCCGGTTCTTTTTGAACGACGATTTCTCAGCCATCATTTGATATTGTTCCGAAAGCCCGGCGTTTCGCACTTTCTTACGGATCGCCGAGCCACAGAAAAACAGCGCCTTCCCTATCTGTTCGGAATTGAGCCCCTGCGCACGCAGCTCCATTATCCGGGCTATCTCATGATCGTCAGTCATTCGATGCCCTCCTTTTGCAGCCTTACCACCATTTCGCCATAAGAACAGTGGTTTTCGACCGCAAGGTTCAAAACGTCCTTGAGGCTAAGGCCGCCCTTTTTCTTCATCGAGGAATACTTCTTCTCCCTTTCCTCCCGTTCCACTTCTATGCATGACCCGCATTTCAGAAAAGGGCTGTTCTTCTCCAGCCTTGCCCCGCACCTCACGCAAAGTCCCGCGGCCTTTCGCCTTGTATATGTCAGATTCGCCATTTTTTCTCCTTTCACCGATCTCGCAAAGAAATTGCAGAATGAATTCCACCACCGAAAGCAGCAGGAATATCCCGCCGAATATCGCCACAAGTCTTGACCTTTCTCCGATAAAGATAAAAATGATGATACCGACTATAAAGTCAAAGCGTATCGCGTTGATCACCTGGCGTATCTTCTTCATTTTCATCCTCCCACAAAGTCAGCTGAGCCGGGTCGGGTGGCGCATGCCTAAGCTGCCACTTACGCATGCACTTCGGACCCATACCGTTTTTCAGCCCGAAATCCGAGGTAAGCCGCCGACCACAAACGCTGCATATCGCCACCCGGATAGTGAACACCCGCGGTGCCGGCGGCTGTATCTTATTCTTCCTCATCGTCGTCGCCGGACGACTCGTCAGCTTCATTATCCCCGGGATTGTCCGGAAGGATTATTCCGAATTCAGCCGCGCTTTTCTTGATCCGCTTGTAAGTGAGATTTGAACCTATGATCTTGAAAAGCCGCCCGTCCTCCGCTGCATTTATAAGCTCATCGATATCGTCGATGCCCGAACCTTTCAGCATGTTGAATACGCGGAAATCGTAAACGACATGTTCTAGAGTGACAGAATTCTTTTTTGCCGTCCGTTCCTCCTCAAGAAGCCAGATATCGTTATCCGGGTCGAAGAGTTCAGATGTACCGTCACGCAGTGCTTTTTCCTCGTCCGACATTTCATAACCAAGTTTTTCAAGGAAGTCATATATCCGGTCAAGCTGTTTGCAGTCGTCCTCGAAGCCCCTTTCAGGCTTTCCATGATAGTCACGACCAATATATCCCTCATCGTCGTAGCAATCATCAAGCATGTCGTATGCAACCCAGAGCGTCATAAGACTCGGCGTTTTTTCAGCCCTCACGGCTGCCTCGGCGATAACCTTTTCATTATCCGCATCAGAATAACCCATCAGCAGAGCGACATCTATCTTGCCCATCACCCAATCATTATTCCTGATGGCGCTTTCTGCAAGCGCCGTTGTGATAACGCTCACATGCCGTCTTGCTTCTACTTGTGTGTAATTCCGGATAAATGTTAGCCTTGAAAGCCACCACTTGTGGTTGATATTTTTTACAACTTCGTATGAATGGTCGAATCTCTTCCGGCGGAGCTGTTCTTCCTGCTTTTCTGAGGACATGTTCGAATCTGTACAGTAAAGATACACTCCGGTTGATTCTTTTTCGTTGGCGCCGTAAGCGTTGCAGACAGTCAGCGGAAGTCTGTCCTTATATTTCTCAAACATTGAGTCCAGCTCGTTGCGGAAATGCGTTTCATTCGAGAAACTTATATATCCAATGTAACTGCGACCAGTAACATTAGTCCCCTTATCCTTTACGCCTTTATCCTTAAGCAGTTTCAGCAATTTCGGACGCAGTTTTTCGATTTTTTCCGCTTCCAGCGCGCCTAAATATTTTGTGTGGAAATACACCGTTCCGATGTCCTTAAGCAGCTCGTTTCTCCTGGATACATTCTCGACCTTGTTAAGCTCGTCCAGTTCACTCATAGATATCTGACGCCCGTCGGCGGCGACTTTCCTGAGTTCTTCCTGGTCGAGTTCCATAAGCTTTACCCGGCGGCGTACCGTAGTCTTGGAGAATCCGGTCTTTTCCGCAATATCGTCCAGAGAATCCCCCATATCCATCATAAGCTGAAAGCCGGCGGCCTGCTCGAAGATGGTAAGATCTGAACGCTGCATATTCTCCACCATCATGGTGGAAAGCTGTTCGGCGGGGGTCATATCCACCACCGCGCAGGGCGCCGTATCAAGTCCCGCAAGTTTTGCCGCCTCCATGCGGCGGTTGCCGATAACGACGAGATAGTGGTCGTCCTCCGGAACAACGGTCAGATTCTGCATTATCCCGGACGCCTTTATGCTATCAGTAAGCTCGGTAAGGTCCCCAAGGTCCTTGCGGGGGTTCTGGGGGTGGTGAACGAGCTTCGAAAGCTCGATTTCAGTAATATTGTTCATATGTTATCAACCTTCTTTCCATTCCACAGTTCGAATGTGGAAACATCGTATTCATGTTCGCGGAGTATATCCACGATCTCGCTGTAAGCGCTCTTCCCGATGAACCGTATATTCATCAGCGCCCTGGGCGACATAGAGTATATATCGTGCAATGAACGCATTCCCGCGCGATAAAGGCTGTTCGCCGTCCGCTTCGCCGTCCGCTGCGTGATCTCCCTGCGATCGCGCAGCGAATCCAGGGTGATATCTTCAGGCAGTTTCGGAGCAATGCCCGGGGTAAGTATCTTTGCGCGCTCCTCCGGTGTCATAAGTTCCAGCAGTTCGTTAAGCAGCAACTCCCGCTGATACGGCGTAAGCGTCTGCGCAAAAGTCATGTCTTTCTCCTTTCAGCGGCGCCGCTCACTCACGATATTTTTTGCTGATATCGATCGCGGAAATGAAATGAAGTTTTAAAACTTCCCCGGCAACCCCCTCAAATCCGTTAATATCAGCGAATCTCCCGAGCAGTCCCAGCAGCACTGCAACAACGGCGGCAGTCTGCTTTCCCTTAGGGAGTTCCACGAAACTTACACGTTCGCTTTCTTCGCATTGCTTTACAGCAAACACCTCAACGGCGCTGTAAAGCTCCCCGAACACCTTCTCTTCGTTGCCGGAAAGGACTACCTTTGCATTTGAACCATCATTATTATCGCTTGTTGAATTTATCATTTTTCATCACCTGCCTTATGGATATCATGCCAGGCGCTAAAGCCCCAAAGCAGTAATTTTTTTGCGAGCTCGTCAAGATCGTTGTCGGCTGCGAACCTTATGAACATTCCGAAATACGCAGCGATGATAGCCCCCATACGTTCCTGCTTTGTTGCCTGGTTAAACATTCTGCCGGTTTCTTCCTTGAATGTGCTTTCTGCCATCGCAGCCATAACACCTTCCACCTCGCAGATAAGTTCTTCCTTTGTTTCGGCCAGCGTAACACTAACCTCTTCGCCGTCCTTGCAGCTTGTTGCATTGATCATTCAGAATCATCTCCTTCTGGTATAAACATTCCGTCTTTCCATTCACCGATAATCGGAACATCGCCGGTTATCGTGATATAATCGCGCACCATCTCCAGAGCGCATCTGAAACTATAGTGGTCATCTATATTCATCGGCTCACTTTTTGAGCATTCTTCAATCTCTTCCAGGACCTCAAGAACACGGTCGAGCTCAATCAGTTTGCTCATTATGAATCGCCTCTTTTCACAGCCACGGGCTTTAACGCCTTGACGCCGCATTTGGGACAGTACACGCCGTCCCTGGTCCTCCAGAGTTCAGCGCTGACGCACATGGGTTCTTTGCAGCACCCGCTGCGCAGCGTGACGAGCTCCCGCCCCGCCATAACGTACAGCGCCTCGGTGGTCTTTTCTGACGTATGCAAATAAGACAGCCGCTTCGGCAGCTCCATGAGTTCCTTTCCCAGTCCCTGACTGTCATCGCCGCAGGCAATATTATATTTTCCGCAAAGTTCCCGAACCGCGTCCTTGAGCAGCTCCGAATTTATGAAATGTATCATTTCTTTTCCTCCGTTCGTGCCTTAGATTCACGTCTGATATACTCTCTCATTAGTCCGGCAACGTGCTCGCATCTGTCTGCAAGCTTATCCGCATCATAGCGTGCCGGCTTGAAGGTGCATATAAGCGCAATGAGCTGCCCGCCAGCCCCGCGCACCCGTATCAGATTCCCGTCCAGAAAGAATGTGTTATCCGTTTCCGGAAACTTGCCCGCAACAGGTGCGACAAACTCAGCCTTTGCAAAAACCGCCATGCCCGGCGTGACTTCAAACACGGCGAGCTTTCTGCCTCCTATGTCCATCACCGCAACCGGGGATGCCGGAGAACCTTTCACGCCGTCAGCTATAAGCCCGACATCGTCCCTGACGCTTTCAGGCTTCATGCCAAACAGCGAAGAATGCTCCTCCCCGTCCAGCGGCTGCCCGATATCATACATAACACAGTCGTTGCCAGCCCATTCACGCCCCTTGTACAGCCGTGAATGCCAGCCGTTCTTAAAAAGCGGCTTTAATTTTTTGATTTCAACCATTGTCAGCCCTCCCGTTCCATTTGTCTGCGGCTTCCTGTTCGGTGTACGCCATGCCTCCCTCAGCTCCGCAGCCGAGTATATCGTTACAGCCTGCAACTTTCAGGTTGCCGTCTTTGTCCCAGATGGAAGCCTTACCCCCGCAGAACGGGCAGGGCTTCAACGTGATTTCAGACATTTCAAATCCTCGCTTTCGTCTGCTTTATTTTTCCGCACTTCTCGCAACGCTGAACGATAAGGAATCCAGTCGGATTTTCGCTCCGCTTGCCATCCGGGTACACGGAATATATTTTGCTGCCGCCGAGCACGGTGTATTTGTGTTTACAGAATAGCAAGCTAATCCCCTCCGTCCATCTTAGCGCCGCAGTTGTGGCAGTAAGGGGTTTCGAGATACGTCACAATCGGCGTGCTACAATGCGAGCATACAGTATCATGCCCTCCATCGTCTTTATCGACTCTTTTCCAGTACGCATGCACCACCGGCACGACGTCGGCGGCGGGAACATCGCACACCAGCGAAATAAAGTCAGCTACTGCGCCACAGAGAGAAATCTGCTTGTCCTCCTTCGTGGGAGGAATAGCGTCTAACAGCGCCTGACGGTCTATGTATTCACTCATTCGTCGTGCCTCCTTTGCTTCAAAATTTTCAGCTTGTTGAGCGCTTTTGCTTCCAGCTGACGTATGCGCTCACGCGTTACGTTGAACTGCTTCCCGATTTCTTCGTAAGTACACTTTGCACCATTGGTGGTAAGTCCATAGCGCAGTACAATAATACGCTTCTCTCGGTCGGTCAGCGTGCTTGGAGATACCCCGAACGCAATGTTTATTAAATCATCGTCTGTGTCTGCCTTGAATTGCACTTCTGCGCCCTCGCTGCATTGCACTAGTGACACATACGTTTCAAGCAGCTTCGCCTGATTGTTGATCAGCTCCTGCTTTACCGCAAGATTACGCTCCAGTATGCGTATCTGGTGAATAAACTCGTCCTTTGTCCAGATTTTCAGCGTGCTGTCTGCGTAGGTGTGTTTACTCATTCCTCACACTCCTTAATCTCTATTTTAAGCCGTCTACCGAGCCAGTCCAGCCCGGCGCGGGTAAGGTAGTAGTATACATATTTCTCGGACTGCCTGGAGGTTATCAGTCCCAGTACGCCTGTCAGCTTATCAAACAGCCTGTTTCCGTTTGCTCCATCGCAGAAGTAGTTCCGATACGGCTTGTAAAACGCTTTCCCGTGCCTGTGATATGGTTGGTGTCTATCAAGTCCCACCATGTGTTTGCAGAGGTCGATTACTTTTGTAAGCTCCTCTGGGGTAAAGGTCATTTCAATCCCCATATCCATTCCCATTTCGCCGAGTGCAGTGTCATGCTCATTGCTTCTCTTTTCAGCCCAGTTCCTGGGGTGCTTGCAGCCTAACATACCGTCAGCGTGCTCTATTCCGTATTTGCCCTCGCTTTCCAGGCAAACATCATCTTCCGCGATCGGGCATAACGGACAGCAGTCACATCTCATTCTTGCTCCCCTCCATTGCGTTTCAAAGCTTTTTGAGCAGCCACAGACACAGTGTTATCGGCAACGCTACCGAGATATTTGTCGCAACTTCTGCAATAGGCTTTACCGTTGTAAGCTCTGCTCTTGTAATTCAGCCCATCATACAGGATTTCGTTATCTGCTTCCGCACCGTCGAAACACACGTTATAACGTATCACGCCATAGACATATTCTTTGGTGTAGTATTCCGAGCCGCCACAAAACGGGCATTCGGTTAAGTCGGAAAACTTCATTTCCCCATCACCTCCACATAGCGCCATGACTGCGGCGGTCGTGTTAGTCCAAACTCGCTAAGAGCTTTCGGCTTTTTGTAGATTTTCAGATCTGAGATGTGCCAACCATAAGCGCAATGACCGCTGGTATATTTCCAAAGTTCTTTTCTTGATAAACAGCATTGCTTATCAATGTAAATTCCCGTGCTTTTGTCAAATGGAGCTATGCTGTCGCAGTCCACGTCTATTATTCTGCCGCAGACAAATTCTCCAATGACTTTCTGCTCATAAGGGTTTGAATACTTCGAACATGTTTTGATGAATACCGGTTTTCCGTGGTAAATCACGCCGTAGTCTTCATCGCCATCTTTCATTACATACATCAACTGGTCTTTACTCTTAGACTGATATATGTAACACTTAAACGGAGTTTCAATCTTCGGAATGGTCTTGCGCACCTCGACCGTTTTCTTACCGTTCGCGATAAGAGCACACCATTTCGGCTGCACGCTAAGCAGCACCGCTTTTTTATTCATCGCGGTTCACCTCTTTTTCTTTCCCTTGTGCTTCTGCTTCCTGTTCCGGCTTTTCTTTGCCGCGAACCTCTTGAAATCACTTTCAGCGCGTGCACGTTTCTCGTCGCGCTCAATCCGGCGCATGGTCTCGGCGGTTTCGGTGTATGCGCCTATGAATGCACTAATCACTTTCATTCACCTCCAGCAGTTTCGGGTTGTCGTAAATGTTGCCGAGGACCTCGAATTCGAATTTAGCGCATATCGCATAATGCAGGCCATGTTTCGTCTTGCAAACAAATCGTGGCTCTTCTTCTAACCAGTATGTTACGCAGCCTGTAAAGGAACCCGAATGTGCTTTCACATGCACGATATCCCCCTCGAAGATCTTCACGCCGTTCTTGTCCGTTAGCCCGGTGAACCGACCGACGGTCGAGGAGGCTACTTCCGCCACATCAAGGTCGTGGTCGTCGTCGGGAAAGAGATACCCGATATAGGCTCTTGATTTGTCGAACTCCGGGCAAATTAGATATCCCTTTACCCACTCGCCGTTATCCACCCGCTTCCCGCGGAAAAGTATCTCACGCGTCATATCGCCTTACCCCCGTGCTTATACGGCCTGGTCTTGTTGAACTCATGCTTCTCAGCAATCATAGCGCCGATATCAATGCCGTACTTTCCGTGATAAGCGGGGCTTTTTTCTCCTCACTATTTTCCGGTTCTGGTTCGGCTATTGGCTGTCCTTTAAGGAGTTGATTGAAAATCTCATTCTGATCACGCCCGGTCAGCAGGCTGATAGTCACGCACGCCTCATTCAGCGCTTTCAGGAATATCCGCGCCGTGTCCCTCCATTTGTACTCCTTTTCGCTGATGAACTCCGTCCCGGCATATTCCGGCGTGACACCATCGTCGTGAAGCAATGCATATGGCTTCCACCCGGTGGCTTTGCCCTTTTTATCGCGCTCCGGCGCTAATCTGAAGGCAATGCTGTTATCGTTCATTATGTAAGTCAGCATGTCCGATTTATTCATCAGCAGAAATTCAAGAATGTTATTCAGAAATCTCGTGTTATTCAGCTTTCTGTCATTCTGAATGCTTTTTATGAGCTCCTGCAGCGAAAGCGCCAACCGGCACGCACCGAACCAGATATCATGATATTGCTGCGTATCATATAGCTTCCTCAGCCCCGCAGCGTCGGGAACATCGTCATACATTTTCGCGACCTCCGTTTATATCCTCGTTTTCGGAAAGCTCATGCCAGGGCAAAGGGCAGTCCCTGTAAAAATGTTCTCCCGGCTCGCCCTCGTCAGCTGCGCCACGCTGGCATTTGTGCTTTTTCATGCTGTAATAGGGGCATTCGCCGCAGCAGCCGATTTCAAATTCAATGACCCTTGTCATTGGTTCCACCTCCGTCCATCTTAGCTTTCACACCATCTTCGGCACGTGATTTTTCTGGAAACATGGAATCAAAATCCGCGAGCTCATTGAGCGCCTCGTCGATAAGCTCCTTGAGATATTGATATATCTCTGCCTTATCAGCCTTGACCGCGACCACCGGCGAAGCTTTAGCCGGAATAGACAGCAGCCTTGACCGGAAGTTCCCGAACACCGCCGACATGACCTGCCGTATCTCTTCGGACTTGTGCATATCCCCGCGCTTGAGCGCCAGCTCATATTCCTGATCCTCGCGCTTGACCTTCATCAGCCTGGCGCGTTCCCGTGTAAGGTCGAGCGCGGCGCTGTTCCCGCTGCCATCTGTCCCCTTTGTGACGAACTCGATGTAAGCCCTCACCGTCCGAATCAGATGATAGTTCCCAGCGCTGTTGCAGCGGAAAACTCCCTCCTGCCTAAGCTGCCTAACGCGCCGCTCCGTAATCCCCAGTACCTTGGATATGTTTTCCCCGGATAGCGCAATCCGCTCCAAAGGTCTCAAATAAACACCCCCCTATCTCCAAAAACCGCCGCCATCCCGGAAGCCGATGAATTTTTTTCATATCTAACTACCCCGTGGGGCTCGGCGGACCCGCCGGTCTGCCCTTGGGGGGGCAGTACCTTATACAAACCAAGCGTTGCGCAACGCTTGCCGCAGGTTGTTGAAACACCTAGTCAATGCCGCCGAAATCATCTCCGATTTCATCGGTGTCGAAAATACCAGATGCCTTCTGCTGCTCAAGACTATACTTGCGCTCATCAAGATCAAGTCGCTGCTCATCACGATGCTGAGCTGACATGCTTTGCAGCACTTTGTTGATGGACTTATTGATATCCTCGATTTTTTCTATGATCTTTATCCAACGATGGAACTGGGACACAGATGTGATGGTTGTGAATTCCTTATCGCCGTTATTGAACACCGTTTTTTTATCTTGAACCAGCAGCTCAATTATTTCGCCGTTCTCAACGAGCGGCGCATATATTCGAGCTCGCTCTAGCAGCACGACCTTTTGTGCAAGCATGTCCTTAAGTTGCTCATTCAGCCGCCTTTCAATAGGGAGTTCACAAAAAGCTTCAACCTGAGCGCGCTGCTCCGGAGCAAGGTCTGTGAATTTCACATCGCTATAAGCCCCGTGTTTTTCCGCGTTCTTGTTCTTTTTCGGAGCACCCGCGCCGACCGCATTCTTGTTACCCTTAGGAGCTCCGGGCTTTTTCTTGAGTGCACCTTCCCAGTCGTCAGCCTTTTTCCAGCGACCGAGCTGCGAAATTGATACGTTTAGCTTCTCGCTCAGCGTCTTCATCGTGACCTTGCCACGATGTTTGACAAATTCTTTCAAAGCCGCTTCACGAGCCGGATTCTTGTTGCTTCTCATTGACTTTTTCACCGCCTGTTGTTTGTTTCGTTTTTTGCTCTTTAAGAATTCGAGAAAATCGCACAAGCATATTATTTTTCAGCGCCGATGTCTTTTCCCGGATCATATCCAGAAAGCTCTACCGAATCCGCAAGCGCCCTCAAAGCCTTGCTGTAATGAATCTGACAACTGCGCTCTGAATATCGAACCTGTCTTGCAATCTTCCACCATGGTATCTTCATACCGCGCGACTTCACGATTTCGCGATGAATCTTCGGAAGTCTTTCGACCGCCCTTTCGATAGATACAAGCAGAGTCTGAAGGCTGATAATCCGTTCCTTTAGACGTTCAACCTCCGCTGCTGCAACCTCACCCTCCATACTTTCCCACTGCTCGAGCTTTTCTCTTGCAAGCTCGATGTCATCTGGTGCCTGCCGGTAAAGTTCCAGCAGCTTCTCTACCTGTTTTTCAGTCATTTAAAAGCCCCCTAAGATTTTCTTAAAACGGATATGGATCAAAGTCCGCGTCTGACGGCGGGAAAGGCGGGTCGAGCGTTCCCTCTGTCGCAGGTGGTGAATCTGACGGAATAGCCGCCGAAGCGGCTGTAGGAGCGACGGCACTCATAGCCTTTTCGCCCGTAAAACAAATTCGGTCAGCGATGAGCTCCGTAATCCTGATCTCAACACCGTCTTTGTTCGTGTATGTACGGTTCTGGAGTTCTCCCTCCGCCATAACCATTCGTCCTTTTGCAAAATAGCGATGAACGAATTCGGCCTGCTGTCTCCAGGTCACGACTGTGAAAAAGTCCGCCTTTCTTTCCTCTCCCTTTTGCTGATAGCGCCTGTCGACCGCTATCTGGAATGAGCATACGTTTGCGCCGCTCGGAGTGGTTTTCAGCTCTAGATCATGCGTAATTCGTCCCATGAGTATCGTTTTGTTGTACATCCAATCCCCCTCGATTAAGTATTTTATTGAGTCCGCGCCGATTTTCGCCGCATTTTCAGCTTTTGAATGATTGTTCAACATAGCTTTTGTTGAAAGCAACCGCTAAAATTCCCGCAAAATCAGTAAACAACTGATACCGTGCATTCTATTCTTTCTTGACCATGATGAGCTTTGCAAAAGGTAGCCCGGTAACGAGATTAATCTCGACTCTCCAGTCTATCAGCCGATAACCTTTGTAGATTTTTTCGGCCGCCCTTTGAACATCATCGTTGTTCCGAGCCTCGACCAGCTCCCGAAGTCGGCGGCGGTTGATTCGGTCGTTATCGCAGATTCGGACGTCAGGCTTGACGAGATTCCGTGACCCGCTCCAGCAGCGTTCGCCTTTTTCAGCATTGGCCTGAGACTTCATGAGATACGTAGCGAAATCGTTCAGCCACCTGTCCGATCTTTTTTGCAAACGTCTGCAATTGGCAATTCCCTTTCCCCACTTTTCCTCAATGAGATTCCGGTCGATTCCTCCAGGCACAACCAGATGATGATGTAGGAATCCGGACTTCACTCCAGTTTCAGTGATCGCAAGGTTTTTAAACTCGATCCCGTGTTTTTTGTACAGAGTTCTCAACCTAGCCACGAATTTCTGGCGATCCCTGATTGCCGCCGCCCTGTCAACAGGACGATGTTCTTCATCATAGCTTAGATACATCTGATAGTCGCCCTGACCGAAGTTCCCGTTTAGTAGGAGTCGAAAATATTGTCGACTGTACTCATCATTGAGCTTTTTAACTTTCGGCTCTGTCGCCTTGGTCTTTTTCGCTCTCTTGAGCTTGCTGACTTTCTCTTGTTCATCGGAGTAGATATTTATGCACGGTTCAATGTATTCACCAGATTTCACAGAGTAAAGTTTCTCCCTGGTAAATTTCATTGGCCATCCTCGAATTGTTAATACTGCACACAAGTCCTCAAAGCCGCTCGAAAGCGGCATTTTTCAGACTTTATCTGGTTAAAAACCATTGACTTTTTTTCGAGAATGAGGTATAATTAAATTGAGGTCAATACCTCATCTCATCTTGTTTATACCCCGTCAGACCGAAAGGTCGGGCGGGGACTTTCTTTTGCCCCGCGCCGCTCGCTGATACGGCGGCAGATGAACTCCTTGCATTCATCACAGTAACGTGACCACGCTTCAAGTTCGTCCGGAGGCAGAAAGTATAACTTATGGTCCGGCATGAATATCGCATATTCAAAGCAGCCGATCCATTCGCGCCGACACATCTTCGGCGGGCTGTTTCCAATCCCGTCAAGCACCTCCCACCCGCCGTATTCATTTTCAGGAACCGGCGCAAGAGGAGGCTTGTCAGGCGGCGCTTTCGGATCAGGCGACGTGAATTCAGTATCCGGCAGCACGTCATTATCCGGTTTGATCTCCGGCGGTATCGGCCGGTCAACGGCAACGATCTCAAGATCACGAAAGAGGTCGCAGCCGTTCATTCCTATGACCGTGATAGCCTGCCGGGCGCACCGCTCGGCGGTCCATTTCTTACTATCGTGGTATACTTTCATACCGTCGTTGTATTCGCCGAATACCGGTTTGTTACCTTCATCGCAGCAGCCGTGGAAATACCGCTCTGAACCTTTGATACGGATAACCAGTTCAGCGCTTCCCATCGTCAGAAATAGTCACCTCTCTACCGCCTATCTTCACTTTCGCCGTAATAAGGCTGCCCACCTTGTATATTTCTGCACGGAAATCGCTATCAACATTATCACGGCTGAATGATTCAAGCCCGTTGGCCAGATCGTCAGCGCTGATTTTCCCCACAAATCTGATTTCTTCCGCGGTCGCAGGCGCAGATTCACTTTCCTCTGCCCCATCATTCCGGGCGTTTACGCCGATATCGTCATCATGTATATCCTGGCCGACCTCAGCAGGAGCCATCTCAGCCGATTCCTGCTGGTTTTCCTGAGCCATCTTTTCATCAGGCTTAACTTCCGGCTGAACGTCGTTAAATGCTGCAATAGCCTGCTTTCTCTCATAAGCCAGGTCAGAGCAGATATTCCGGACGGTCTGGTCTGATATATCGTATCCGCGTGCGATTTCGTTGACGTCGTCGCCGGCGCGGTATTTTGCGCGGATTTCGCGTCTATCCTTATCTGTAAGCTTTGTTGCCATGTTATTCTCCTCCTGTTTGTGCTGCTTTCGTGATAGATAGCACTGCCATATCCGTGAAACTACCCAGCACTCGAAGTCCCACACACCATTGACAGCGCTGCTATATTCGTAGATTTCAGCCGCCTCGATAGCAGCCATATCAGCAAGCGAACGATCGATCCGGCGGTATTTCTTGCAAAGTTTCGCCGCGATGCCCTCGGCACTTGCGATATAGTCCATTACTGCTTTATCTCCGAATTTTCCTGACCTTTTTTTAACTGATTCTGGATATACTTTTCAGTATCTACAAGCGAATCCGCAAGCGCGTTGCACACCACTTTAGCAGCGGTTGCAAAGTCCCCGTCGTCTTTTACTACTGCATTGTGCACTGCTTTATGTAGCGCAAACTGCACATCAATAAAAATCTCATCAGACGAGCCGCTCAACTCGCAGATATAATTTTTTCGGTCAATCTTTATCATCGATATCACCTCTTTTCGAACGATGGTACAAATATCTACAGAGCCAGTCAGCAGGCATAGCGGCCAGTGCTGTCATGATTCCTGCAATCATCACAATATATCCAAGCGCCCCCTTGTCAGCCTCAACCGCAGCAATTCCGATGTAAGTCAGGACAAGCCCGATGAACACCATCGCGCCGATGATTGTCTGAAACACATCAAATTTATCCATCATCACGTTCTCCTTTGATAGTAAATATTGGCCAACAACGCCGTGCAATCTCGCAGCATATCGAATCCACGTGACCGTTGTAGTCGTTGTCAGCGGTGAATTCATCAATACGCTGCGCGATGTAAAGAATATCACCAGACGTGATATCAGCCTTGTCGGCGTATTCGAGCAGCTCATTGTACCGCTCGTTATCGACGTGATTACACCAGCCCATATCAATGCAAAGCTGCCGAAGCTGGTCATGGCCAAGCTTCCTGATTTCAAGAATCCCGGTTTTGTCAGCCTCCATCTCCTTATGCACAAGCTTGTAGTCCTCATCGGACATACGCAGATTATAGACATACGGATCGAATTCATCATCAGGATCATACGGCTGCGCGTCAAAAGCTATCCCGTGTTCATGCGCAAGCTTACGCGCCTTCTCAATTTCCTGGTGGAACTTGAAAAGCTTGTCCGAAAGCTGCTCATAAAGTCCGGTCCTGAATGTGTCATTGTTGATAAGTTCTTTGTAGAATTCTTTGAACTGTTCATCGGTACAGTCGGCATGCTCAATACCACTCCTGAGCATATCAAAGGCAAGCTTATCCAGCGCATACCAGGCAGCCGAATTGAATCTATCACGGTCGCCGCTGCGATACGCGTCCTCAACATCGCTGTCAATATAGCTCAGATACTTTTCGGCATACTTCCTGAACGAATATTTTCCAGCGCTAACGGCGCCTGCGCGTTCATTCGATGTCATGCTTTTGTACACATCTTCCGGTATGTCTATGACTTGACCGCCACCGTTGAGCATAATGCAGCACTCGGCAGCTATCCTCGACATTAAAAGGTAATTTTCCAGAGATGTGCCATACATTTTTGCGGTCACAAAATCCCTTCTGATAAAGCCTCTGCCGCTATAAATCGTGAAACATGTACCGTCCAGTTCCTTTGACGAAAGTTCTGCTGTAAATACCACTGTCCCGGCGGCAATCGGTTCGTCATTTTTAACGCCAGGTGCCAGCTCAAATTCAGAGGGGCACATATTTATTGCCTGAAGATGATTGCACAGCCTCCACCACGCCGTCCAGTTAGTCATCCATCTGTCGACCTCCTTGCCGAACTCGTCGTCAGGGTCGACTACTCTTTCGTGCAGTTTGAGGGTCCTTATCTTGTTGCCCTCTATACCATTGAATTCTTCTCTCATACTTGTTTACCTTTCCGGCGCTTTTCAAGCGCCTTTTATATAGATGCTGAATAGGTGTCCTCAACACCCGCGAACTCCTTCAGCTTGTCCTTGCTGAATTTCCAGAGCTTTCCGACCTTGAATGCCGGGACTACCTTGTCCCGTGCAAGCTTACGCAGACTCTGCTCCGGAACTCCCAGCAGGATAGAGGCCGTATGTATATCGAGTATCGGGGCAGCCTGTTCCCAGCACGTGAAATGTCTTCTGGTTATTTGCGGCATTTTTCCATCTCCTTTCAACTTAATGAGGCTTACGCCCCCTTGTTATCTTCCTTTACAGCCTTTTCCACGTCGGCTGCAAGAGAAATGCCCTCGCAGATTCCGAGCACCCTGATGAGCTGGGCTGAGGAGAACGTCGCTACCTTAGCAGCGATGAGATCCGCACATTCCTTCTGCTTATCTGTGATCTTAATGCTATCTGTCATATTATTCACTCCTTTCTGCGTGTGCCGGGCTTGTGACCGGCTTGCCGCATTACCGGAAGGGCCTGCGCCCTGTCCGTCACTCTGCGATCAGAATATCTTCACTAACTGTATAGACATGCTCAAGCTTGTTGGCCTTGATATATTCGTCAAGGAATCCCCGCGCGTCCGAATAGCTTTCGAACGGATAGGTGCTTATCGTTGACCGCCCCCAGGATTCGCGCTTCTGGACTATAAAAAATCCATATGAATTGTTAATGAAAAATTCGCGCCAGAACTTGCAGCCGTTAAGGCTCGTTCCTGCCGTGCAATGGACTTCCCATTCAGTGTAGCTATAATCCATGATGCTTATCTCCTTTCGACGTTGATTAGATCCCTTTAAGTCTGAACACCCTGTATTTAACATCACCATCGGAGGAACGAACGAATTCAACCTCGACAAGCTCTTCAAGAGCATTGCTTACCGTCTCACCATAGCCTCCGTCGTAAGCTCCCGATTCCTTTGCCTTTTTCCAAAACACATCATCACGAATTGCTTCCCCGCCGTTGGCGTAAAGTTCGCCAAAGGTCTGGATTATGAACTTCTTAGCTTCTATGAGCTTCTTGATTTCGCTCGCTTTCATCTTTATTACCTCTCAACTTGTCTAAATTGTCTTTGATCTAGTCAAGCCATCTGTTTGGCTTGTGAATTCATTATACACCTGCAAAATGAATTTGTCAAGTCATTTTTTAAAAATAATTTTATTTTTTTTGATTTAGTCAATACATTCTCAAAGCAAAGAGAGTATATTCATTGATATTGACGCCTTAAACAAGTTGGCTTATAATTAATATCATCGGAGCTCCCTCTTATTTACAAGCCATTATTTTTTCAAAAATGGCTTGACAAATGCATTTTCAAGTAGTATAATGAGAATGAAAGGAGGGATAAACTGATGGAAATATACGAGAGAATTCGAGTACTAAGAAAAGAGCACCTGCATATGTCGCAGACTGAATTTGCTGAGAAACTCGGAGTCACCCGTTCGGTGATCAATAATATTGAGCGAAATGTTCTGGCACGTCCCGACCAGAAAGAACCATTCTACCGTCTGATATGTACAACATTTAATATAAATTATGAATGGCTGACAAACGGAACAGCTCCGATGAAGCCCCAAACCAAAGATGCTTACATCGAGCAATTAGCAGAACGGTATAACGGTGGAGAAATCTTCAAGAAGGTTATTGAAGCATTCATCGGCCTGAATGACGAGGAACGGAAAGCAGTCCTCAAGTTCATCGACAATCTTGACCCCGAGCCGACGAATTCAATAATACACGGTTCGAGCCTCAAGCTGAACGAGCGCGAAGAAGATGTCCCCATGTACGCCCGGAACCTGAACGATACGACCCCAGATAGCAAGCGGATTTCGAAAGCAGAAATCGAAGCCGCTCTTGCAGAAAGGGCAAAAGACGACGACGATCTCAAATAGCACATTGCTCTAGCTAATAATTCTTCACCCTCATGGCATAATAGTCATGAGGTGAAGAATCATGAACTATGGCATTTACAAAGACGTACGGAACGCGGCCTGGCAGTGCCTTATTGATGCAAAGATCTCCAGGCTCCCCCTTTCCGTAGTTAAGACAGCGGAACACTACGACATAGCAGTCGTGAAAAACGGTCCACGTGGCTGGCTCGAGCCCAGGCAAAGCGGTGCAGCGCTGAAAACCGAAGAAGGGTGGATCATCTGCTATGATGAAAATGAGTCCCTAGAGCGCATACGGTTCACCGTATGCCACGAGCTGGGGCATATTCTTCTTGGCCACCCGCTTAAAGAAGGTACCGTTCAGCACACGCGCACGATCGACAAAGATCGCCCGAAGGTCGAAAGCGAGGCGGATATGTTTGCCGCGCGCGTCCTTGCGCCGGCATGCGTGATATGGGCGCTCAATTTGCACACGGCTCAGGAGATATCGGACTTATGTCAGATATCTTTACAAGCCGCTCAGTACCGCGCAGAACGCATGGAGCTGCTCTATAAAAGGAACATGTTCCTTTCCCACCCGCTGGAACGGCGGGTCTATGAGCAGTTCCAGGGCTTCATAAACGAAAAAAAGGCCCGCCAGTGATGGCGGGTACATAAAAAGGAGTATTGACATGAAACAACAGAAAATCGGTGCAGGCCATGAATAATCTGTTTGAACAAGCAGCCTCCACATTTTTCACGCTGCTTGCAGATATCGTGATGATTTTCACGATGGGAATCGCGATTTCGTTCATTAAAGATAAAGCCAGAAGATGTCTGGCTTTTTTCATAGCAACCGGGCTATGTGTGTTGTCAGCGACTTCGAACTTCCTTTTTTCCGCCCTCCAGGAAGGGTTGTGGGGCTTTTTTAAAGTAGTGTTGATATTTTTTGGAGCACTTAAGGTGATATCGGCTCTTTGCTTGCTGGTCTATTCCAGCAGCATTATTCCAAAGAATTCAATACCGAAAAAAACGCGTAAAGTTGACGCAATTCCGTCGATACCATCGTATGAGATTTCTAAGCAAAGTCAGCCAGTGCAGAACAGCCGCCTTGTCCAGGCAGTAATTGACGACTTCGCCGCTCTTGGATGGACTAAATGGGATAGTTCAATACATAGCCAGCCAGATCAGTATAAACGGATAATCCGCGGTAACGACCCGCATAGCTCTTTCGGAATATACGAGTACAGCTCCGCGAGCGGTCATGCGAAAGTCACTGGTTCAACAGGAAGCATGTATCTTGTAAGCGGGAACGGCTGCAGCTGCCGGGATTTTCACAATCGGAATCTCCCATGCAAGCACATGTACTATCTTGCCTCGCAGCTTACTTTGCCAGGGTATCATGATATAAAAGGCGGCGACGACTTTCTATATCAATTTACCTTCGCGATAGCCGGCGGTTCGCAAGCAAAGATAAAGGACTACATCATGCAGCACAAGGGAAAAGTGGTTGAAAAAATAGATAAAGATACGACCGCTCTTATTGTGAACACATCAAAAGCAACGCAGAAAGTCATCGACGCCCAGCTTGACCATGTCGAAATCATGACGTTCGATGATCTGAAAGCGCTGTTCTAATATGAATTAAACAAGTTGAGAGGAAAAAACAATGGCAAGAGCAAAAAACAAGAGCCGCGCCGACGGGCGCTTACAATCAAAGGTATACATCGGCAGCGGAAAGTACAAGTATGTGTACGCTGCGACTCAAAAGGAACTTCAGGAGAAGATAAACGATATCAAGCTCAAGCTGGGCAAAGGCATTGATGTTACCGCTGAACGAGATTCGTTCGGCTACTGGGCGGAAAAGTGGCTTAAGTTAAAGAAAGTCGAAGTTTCAAACGGTCGCTATGTCACATATACGGCGCGGCTTAAAAACCTCGATCCGATATCATATATACCGATAAGTAAGCTGCGCGCAGCTGATATCCAGGACATTATTCTCGATCTTTCAACATTTAACCCGACCACCGGCAAGCCCATGGCAAAAAAGACGCTGAAAGAAGTCAAGCAGACAGCCGCTCAGGTGATACAGCTTGCCATTGACAATCGCGTGACCGACTATAACTGCGCCCTTGCAGTAAAGATACCGCAGGACGCTGAAAGCCGCACCAAAGAGGCTCTGACAGATGAGATGCAGCGTTGGATTCGCGAAACACCACACCGCGCCCAGACGGCAGCCATGATAATGCTGTATGCCGGGCTTCGTCGTGGGGAACTTATCCCGCTTCTCTGGAGTGATATCGACCTGAAAGCCGGCACAATATCGGTAAACAAGTCGGTAGAGTTCATCAATGGTTCCCCGAATCTTAAATCGGGCGGTAAAACAGATGCTGCCACCAGGACTGTATTTATGCCGAAGCTTCTCATAAAATATCTTGAGCCGCTCGCAGGGAATCCTTTCGCGCTTGTGTGCCCATCGGCACACGGAAAGCTGATGTCGGACACGGCATGGAAGCGCTTGTGGGAAAGCTATCTTAAGGAATTGAATATCAGACATGGCGACTTTAAGAACAGCGTCCTGTGGAACGGGGACACCGCACCATCAAAATTCAGCCCTAAAAAGGTCCCGATGCTCATTCCGGAATTCACAGCGCATTCTCTGCGGCACACATACATCACCATGCTGTACAAGGCAGGTGTTGATGTTCTGACGGCCAAGGAGCAGGCTGGACACGCGGATATATCAACTACTCTTGCAATATACACCCATCTCGACTCTGAGTTTAAGAAAAAAACAATGACAAAGCTAGACGATTACCTCGCCGGTGGAATTGAGGACGAGGGCATTGACCAAACCTCAAACGGAAAGAGAAAAAAGACAAACATAAGTTGAAAAAAGCCCCGGACATGGCTCCGGGGCTTTAACTTTAATAATATTTTATTGCAAATTCTTCCCAGACTTTATTTTTCGACTATTGTAGGCAATTTTTGAATCAATAACACATGGGTGTCAGATGGGTGTCACAAAAGGATAAAAAACTGCTTAACAGCCGAATAATACAAGCCTTTTATACTACTTTCGGGACGCAGAGGTCGCAGGTTCGAATCCTGTCATCTCGACCATTGAAACCTACGACCTTGTAGGTAAAGTTAAAGGGGCTGTAAAAAAACAAAAGAAAAGGCTGCATCCAGAAAAAGAAAGGATGCAGCCTTTTTTGTGGTATAATGTAATTGTGCCAAAACAAAACCCACAAGAACATTATACAGCATATCAGCTGAAATTACCAGTAGAAATTGAAAAAATAATAGAAATTTCAGACCCGGTATATAGTTACAGTGAAGTAATGGATCATATTGACCTGAATAAATACCTGACGATTGAGGAGCGCAGACCAGGCC